TTTTGTTAATCATAATGATTATTCTTTAGCTCTCTTTAGTAAACTAAAGTAAACCTTAGAGGTAATTGATATGGCAGTAGTTAGTGGTAAAGCAGCATTTGCTCACTTGGACAGCACAGAAGTATACAACGGACAGGACACAGGCAAGTACACCTTGACTATCACCTTGGACGATGAAAATGCTGATCTGTTAGCCAAACAGGGTGTTAAGCTGCGGGAGTATGAAGGTAACAAGCAAAGGAAGTTCAGTAGTAAATTCAATGTGAAAGTCATTGACGCAAACGATCAACCTTTTATTGGTAGCATCACTCGGGGTTCTACAGTGCGTCTAAGTTACAAAACAGCAGCCCCAGATCCTGTACACGGCACACCAACGTACCTAAACGCAGTGCGGGTGCTAGAGGTAGCCGAAGACAGCAACGGCATAGATGCCGACCTTTAGTGGAGAAAAGAGCACCTTTGTAAAACATGAGCCATGCCCTAAGTGTGGCTCAAGTGATGCGCTGGCCCGTTATAGCAACGGGTCGGCTCATTGTTTTGCAGCAGGGTGCAATCACCATGAAAACTCAAATGGCAACGTAGTTAAGCTACAGCCCCAACCAAGGAGGCCATTAGAAGACATGACATCATCGGGAGTCATAGCAGCAATACCGGACAGGAGAATCAGCCAAGAGACGTGTAGGAAGTACAACGTCATGGTGGAGTACAACGCCTCCGGTGAGATTGCAAAACACATATACCCGTACTACAGCACTGACACTGACGAACTGAAAGCCACCAAGATACGCCATGTGAAGACTAAGGACTTCCATGCTACAGGTGACATGACCACAAATGTAGGTCTGTTCGGACAGCAAACGTGCCGTGGTGGTGGTAAGTACATAACAATCACAGAAGGAGAGTTAGATGCGCTAAGTGTCTCTGAGATGTTTGAGCGCAAATGGGACGTAGTCTCACTGCGTAACGGAGCAGCGTCAGCGGCTAAAGAGATCAAAGAAAACCTGGATTTCCTTGAAGGTTACGACAACGTGGTTGTTTGCTTTGACGGTGACAAGGCAGGCCAGCAGGCCATAGATGACATCAAGGACTTGTTCTCACCAAGCAAGCTCAAGATAGTCAAGCTACCCTTGAAGGACGCTAGTGAGATGCTGGTAGCCAACAAGGTGAGAGACTTCACTTCTGCGTGGTGGAATTCCAAGGTCTATCAGCCTGATGGGATTATCCAAGGCAGTGACACATGGGATGCCCTAACCAACAAGATCAAGGTAAAGTCAATACCGTATCCTTGGCAGGGACTCAACACCTACACCAAAGGATTTAGACCATATGAGCTAGTGACGATCACGTCAGGGTCAGGCATGGGTAAATCTCAAATGGTCAGGGAGTTAGAGCACTACCTGTTAAGGGCAACGGAGGACAACATTGGAATCCTAGCATTGGAAGAAGATGTTGCTCGGACTGCACTGGGCATCATGTCAGTAGAGGCAGACTGTCCATTGCACCTTGAGGAAGACCTTGACCCTGAGTTAGCGTTTCCTTACTGGGAGGACACCCTAGGCACCGGCAGGTTCTACCTGTTTGACCACTGGGGCAGCACCAGCGAGGACAACCTGTTGGCTAGGGTCAGATACATGGCTAAGGCGCTGGACTGCAAGTGGATCATCCTAGATCACCTGTCCATCGTTGTGTCAGCACAGGACAACGGTGATGAGCGTAAAGCCATTGATGCCATAATGACCAAGCTACGGTCACTGGTGCAGGAGCTAGGCGTAGGGTTGTTCCTTGTGTCACACCTGAAGCGTACCCAAGGCAAGGCACACGAGGACGGTGGGCAGATTAGTCTAAGTGAACTGCGTGGTTCTCAGGCTATAGCACAATTGTCTGACATGGTGATTGGTTTGGAGCGTGACCAGCAGGATGACAACCCTGAACGCCGTAACACGACAACAGTGCGTGTGCTCAAGAACCGCTACTCTGGGCTTACTGGTGCATGTTGCTACCTGAAGTATGATAACTTTACTGGTAGAATGTCAGAGACAAGTAAGCCAAAGGAGGACGCAGTAAATGAGCTATAAGCCTATGTTCCTTGACATAGAGACTAACGGTCTTGATCCTGACACCATATGGTTAGCAGTGACTATGCAGGATGGTGTGGTTCAGGAACACTATGACCGTGATAGCCTAGCCAAGGCGCTGGAAGGTGACTTCCCCGTAGTGGGACACAACCTGATAGGCTTTGACATACCAGTGCTGGAGAAGCTGTGGAACATCACAGTGGACAAAAGTAGAGTAGAGGACACGTTAGTGCTCTCCCGTCTCGCTAATCCACAACGTGAAGGAGGTCACAGGCTGTCTAACTGGGGTGAAATCCTGGGGTTCCCTAAAGGAGATCACAGTGATTGGACTTGCCTGTCCGATGAGATGGTTGCTTATTGTATCCAAGATGTCCGTGTGACAGCTAAGGCATACAACAAGATAAAGCTAGAGCTACGTGATTTTAGCAAGGAGTCTATTGCCCTTGAGCACGAGACGCAGTGGATTGTACAGAAGCAGATACGCAATGGCTGGCTACTGGACATGAGACACGCTATGGACTTACTTGCCACCCTGAAGGAGCGCAAGCTAGTTGTAGAGGATGAAGTACACAAGGTGTTCAAACCTAAGTGGGTTGATGTTAAACAGGTAGTGCCAAAGACCAAGAAGGACGGCAGCCTGTCTAAGGTGGGACTCACCGACGATGAATACCAGAAGGTAGAGCAGTCAGGCAATAGAGAACCTTTCATGCGGCAGGTGCTCAAGCCATTCAACCTTGGCTCAAGACAGCAGATAGGTGAGTACCTGAAGGACTTTGGATGGAAGCCTGAAAAGCTAACACCAACAGGTCAGCCAATAGTAGATGAAGCAGTATTATCTACTGTCAAGGACATACCACAGGCAGCGTTGATTGCTGAGTACCTGATGTTACAAAAGCGTGTTGCTCAAGTGCAGTCATGGGTAGATGAAGCTAACCCAGACACAGACAGAGTGCATGGCTATGTAAACACTAATGGTGCTGTTACTGGTCGTATGACACACTCTAAACCTAACCTAGCCCAGGTTCCGGCAGGCTACTCACCGTATGGCAAGGAATGCCGACAGTGTTGGGTTGCCAGAGAAGGCTACAAACTTGTGGGCTTTGACGCTAGTGGCCTTGAGCTACGTATGTTGGCTCACTACATGGATGACAAGGAGTACACAAATGAAGTCATTAACGGAGACATCCACACTGCTAACCAAAAACTTGCAGGACTTGAATCAAGAGATCAGGCAAAGACTTTCATCTACGCACTTCTCTACGGGGCAGGAGATGAAAAACTTGGAAGCGTGGCTTCAGCAGGCAGAGCTGCTGGTCAAACACTTAGAAAACGATTTATGTCTAATCTCACAGCATATGCAGATCTTAAAGAAAACACTGTTAGAGCAGCAAAGCTAGGAACCATTAGCGGCTTAGACGGAAGACTGTTGCATGTCAGATCAGAACACTCTGCACTCAATACTTTACTGCAAAGTGCCGGTGCAATTGTTATGAAGAAAGCAATGTGTTTGCTGGAAGAATATGCTACAATGTGGAAACTAGACTATTACTTTGTGGGGAACATCCATGATGAAGTACAAGCAGAAGTCAGAGAAGACCAAGCAGACAAGTACGGAAGACTTGCAGTCTCCTGCTTGGAAGCAGCAGGAATTGAACTGGGACTCAACTGTAAGCTCACAGGAGAGTACCAAGTTGGAAGTAGTTGGGCAGACACACACTAAGGAGTGTATTAAGTGTGGAGTTGAACTAACTGAGCATAATCAAAATAAATCTTTTATAAAAAACAACATTAAAATATGTAGAGGTTGTTTTAACACTGTACACAATAATCGTAATGGCCCTAAATCTAACCCAGAAAGAATGTGGGTAAACGGTAAGTACATCTCAAACAAACATCCCTTACATAAACCCGGACGTTACAAGTCCTTCGGTGATGCAGCATTTGAGTCACTGAGTAACTACAAAACCGCAAAGGAAGGTCAAGTGTACATCTTGTACAGTCCAGCCTACCCTAGCTGGGTTAAGATAGGCATGGCAGTGGACGCAGAAGACAGACTAAAGCAGTTCCAGACAGGTAGTCCATACAGAGACTATGTGCTAGTCAAGGCCTATGACACTAAGGACAGGCGTAGAGCAGAGAGTGAGATACATGAGTTACTAAGGAAGACACATGGTAACAAGAATGAGTGGTTTGTAATAGCGGCTCCAGTGGCTAAAGAAATACTAGATGGATATTTTGATGAAAACAACTAACACCCTGATAGATGACATATACAATCTTGTGAAGTTCAAGTCTCCTGATAGGTCAGTGGACGCTGAACAGATCATTGATGACTTTGGTGAAGCATGTAAGGATCTTATGCGTAAGGAGTTTACCAGCCGTGGTAACTTTGATTCACGTAAGCTACGCATGTCTAACATAGGCAAGACTGATAGGTTCCTATGGAATCACTACAATAATGTAGGGCCAAAGGAGAAGATGCAGCCACATACCCTTGTGAAGTTCATGTATGGACATCTCATTGAGGAGATGCTGCTACTGTTTGTACGTCTAGCAGGACACACAGTGACACATGAGCAGGCACAAGCTACTGTCCAAGGTATCTCAGGTAGTATGGACTGCAAGATTGACGGCATAGTGACTGACGTTAAGTCTGCCAGTTCCTATGGATTCAAGAAGTTCAAGGAACGTACACTTGCTTTTGATGATCCCTTTGGCTACATAGATCAGATCAAAGGCTATGCCAGGTCTGAAGGTGAGACACAGGTAGGCTGGCTGGCTATGGACAAAGCCAATGGTCACTTGACTTACCTGAAGTATGACCTTGAGGATGAGCAGGCTCCTGTCTATGAAGTGCTGAAGGATGACATTGAGGAGCGCATCATCCATGTCAAGGAGATGGTAAAGCAGCAAGAACCACCGCCTTTGTGCCATGACACAGTTCCTGACGGCAAGTCCGGTAACAAGAAGCTGGCTATGGGCTGCTCTTACTGTCACTTCAAACATGCTTGTTACCCTGACCTACGTACATTCCTGTACTCTACAGGGCCACGGTACTTAACGGAGGTGGTGAATGAGCCTAAAGTCCAAGAGATCACGTAAGCAGAGCATCTATAGGTCTGGACTAGAGAAACGCTTTGCACAGAATGTACCTAAACGGAGGTACCTGTACGAGCCATATGATGTACCATACGTGATGCACAGGAAATACAAGCCGGACTTTGTGGACAAGAAGACGGGTGACTACATTGAGACTAAAGGATTCTTTAGGGCAGGAGACACCCAGAAATATACATCAATACGTGATAGTATTAAACCAATCAAGTTAATCTTTGTCCTGTCAGACCCTAACAAGAAGGTCAGGAAAGGTTCTAAGATTACGATGGGACAGTGGTGCCACAAAGAAGGTTTTGAGTTTTACACAGTTGATGAGTATGTAGATCATGTCACTAACAATGGATGAAATAATAGAGCGTATCCTTAAACGCTATGACGCTGAAGACTTACTGGAAGCCCTGGACATTAGTTCTGAAGAGCTACTGGATAGGTTTGAAGATAAATTTATTAACCGTCTACAGGTGTTTGAAGCCGAAGTAGATGAAGATGAAGTAGAG